AATGAAGTCCAATTAGAGCCGGGAGAAGTATTACTACCCCCAATAACATTAGCTTGTTCTACATTCCCACATTGAGCTCCTGCTCCAATAACTGTTTGTTTTTGCTTTGCACCACCAATAGCTTCTGTAGTTCCACAATCAGCCCCTATAAATACAGAATTAGTATGAGTTGTTCCTGCTGTTTCTCCTGCATTAGCTCCTATAAATACGTTACTGCCATTAGTAGTACAGGTTGCTCCTGCAAAATCGCCTACTCCTACATTTTTAGTTGCTGTTGTTTGAACAAATAAAGCCCTCCAGCCGACAGCAACATTATCATCTGCATTAGAAGTATCTAATGATTGATAACCGATTGCTACATTGCCTGTTCCTGTTGTATTAGTTTCTAAAGCACCAAAGCCGAGTGATGTGTTGTTTGCTCCAGTAGTAGTGGGATAACCAGCATGATAACCGACTCCTGTATTGTAATCACCTTTAACAGTAAATAAAGCACCAACACCAACACCTGTATTTCTATCTCCTTGGATATTGGTACTCATAGCTTGCCATCCGACTGCTACATTATCAAATCCTATTGTGTTTGATGTTAAAGCATCATAGCCAACTGCTGTATTACCATCACCAGTTGTTATGGCATCTAAAGCTGTTACACCTAGTCCTACACTATTGGAAGCTGTACTAGTTGTACTAGATGGATCATTACCGAGCCACACAGAATTGTTTTCCACCAAGCCATCTAATCCTGATATACCACCACCAGAAGCATCTTCCCAACCTACTCCACTTCCTGTTGAAGTTAAAACTTGTCCGTCACTACCTTGTGCTCCACCGATTGTTAAATTATCTGTTTCTAAAGTTCCGTCAAACCAAGCGTTTTTAAATTCTAACGAGTCTGAGCCTAAGTCAATATCATTATTAGTAACAGGAGCTATAACTCCGTCTTCTATAGTAATTTGGTCGGCTGCTGCTGCTCTAATTATAATTTTATTATCTGTAGCAAAATCTATATCATTATCAGCATCTCTACCAACAACTAAACTTGTGTTTAAAACAGATGTAATTCCTGTTTGTGCAGCATCTACTGTAAAGGTTAAATCATATGGATCACCATCAGAACCAGTTGAAGTATCTGTCCAGTTTGTAGTTACACCTGAACCAATAAACTTAACTTCTTTTGCATTTGAAATTGCTACTTCAGTACCATCATCATCTTCTAATTGGAAAGATGTCATAGTTCCTGCATTATTATCTACATAAGCTTTAACTGATTGCTGTGTTGGTACAAGTGTTGCTGAATCTGAAGCCATATTATCTTCATCTACAAAAGCTGTAATAGTTATTGAACCATCTGATAAGCTTCCATAAGTTACTGTACCTGATGCTGTTACACCTGTACTAGATAAAAGACCTGTTGAAGGATTATAAGTTAAATCTCCGTCAGACTCTAAACCTAGATTACCACCATCTAAATCTCCACCTGCTGTAAATATAACAGCATTATTTTCATTTGTACTTTCGTTATCTGTTATTGTTACGGCAGTTGCAACGGCTGCTGTACCACTATAACCTGATGAAGTAATCGTTCCTAATGAAGAACCTCCATCAGCAAATGTAATTGTACCACTATCTGCATCTAATGTTATACCTCCACCAGAATCTAGTGTAACTGTAGTACCTGCAAGTTCTGCAGTACCATCAGCAGTTATTTGAATATTAGCTGCTGCTGCTGCTGCATCTGTAGTTACTATACTAAGTGTTCCATTAGTTCCTGCAGTAAATACAGCAGTATCACTAGCTGATCCTGTCATGGTAATTACTTTACCATTAAGATCAATATCATCAATAACAGCTTGAGTAATAGCACTATTTGTACCTAATGTAGCTCCGTCTATAGAACCTCCATTAATATCTATAGTACTAAAAGTATCTATTGCACTTTCAAAATAAGTTTCAAAATCTGTTAGGGCAACCTGTTTCATAGTGCCGTTATCATTAACAACAACTCTATCTGCATCAGCTAATGTAGTAGAGGAAGCACTTGTATCTCCATCCATTATATTTAGCTCTGCTGCTGTAGAACTAACTGCTGTACTTCCAAGTACGAGTTGTCCATCAGGAACTACTACTCTTGCTGCACCTGCTAAAATTAAATCATCTACTGATTCATCCCAAAGCATGTATGCACTAGCAGTTGCTCCGAAAAACTTAACATCGTATCCAGTATCATCTACTCCTACTGTAACAGTACTATTAAATTGCGAAGCTCCAGCAATATCTATAGCACCACTTATATCAAGTGTTGCAGCATCAAGTTCACCTGTAAGTGTAATATTTCTAAAACTTCCAATGTCTTTGTTGCTGTCTACGACTACTGCTTTAGAAGCTGTTACAGTTCCTGCTGTTAAATCATCTATCTGTTCAATATCTGCTTCACTAATAGCAGCACTACCCATTGTAAGTGATCCTGATAAATCAAGATTACCATTCATGTCTATAGTAGTAGCATTAATTTCTATCTCAGTATCAGATACTAAATCTAATACACCATCGGCAGATTGATAAATATAAGTACCTGAATCACCGAATTGTAATTGGTCGGTACTTGAAATAAGTAAGCCTGTGTCGGCTACGTGAGTTAAAGAAACATCTTGATCATCACCAAAGTTTATAACTGCTCCATCAGCAAGAAAAAGATCACTAAATTCTAAAGCACTTGTACCTAGAGCAGCACCATCAGATGCATCAGGTACGAAAGCTGTAGTAGCTGTTATAGTTGTTCCTTGTACTGTTCCTGTTGAAGTAATTGCACCAGAACCAATCGTTCCTAATCCTGAAACATTACCACTAGTATCAAATGTGTAATTACCATCTGAGAAAGTTCCGTCAATCGTTACATTTCTAAATGTTCCTATATCTTTGTTAGAATCTACAACAACAGCTTTAGAGGCTGTAACTGTTCCTGCTGTAATGCCGTCAAGCATCTCTAATTCAGCTTCTGTTAATTCTGCACCTGAACCTAATGTAAGTGTTCCTGTTACTGTAAGATTATCATTAACTGTTACTTCAGAAGTTGCATGACCTATTGAAACTGGAACACCTGATGTAGCAGTACCTATAGTAATACCATTTGAAGTATTAGAGTTGTCTATGTTAAATGAAGTTGTAGCATCTAATGAAATTGTTGTTCCATCTACTGCAAGTGTTCCATCTATATCTGTGTTGTCTAAGTTAGTAGTTCCGTCAACATCTAAATCACCATTAAAATCTGCATTACCTGCTAGTGTTAGAGTAGATGCCATATCAACAGCACCATCAATGTCTACAACATCAAGATTAGCAGTTCCATCAACGTCTATATCACCTGCAATATCTAAACCTGCAGCACCTGCCAGTACTAAATCATCTGCTGATGTATCCCATAACATATAGGCACTTGCTGTATCTCCAAAGAATTTTACATCATATCCTGTATCGTCTACTCCTACAGTTATAGTATTATCTACTTGAATAGCACCATCTAAATTTGTAGTACTTGAAACTGTTAAACCATCTGTAGTTATTGTACCATCAAAATAAGCATCTTTAAACTCTAAAGAACTTGTACCTAAATCTATATCATTATCTGTTACTGGTGATACAACACCATCTGCAATTCTAATCTGCTCTACTGCTGCTGAAGATACTTCTACAAATACTCCCCACCTATTATTTGTACTATCTGCAACAATCTTATTTAAAAAGTCTAAATCACCTATCGTATGTATATTACCACCATGTCCTGCTGTACCATCGTGCCTGTGTCCTGTAGAACCTACAGTACTTGAATGATATGCAAATGCATTGACTAATTGATTGTATTCGTTGTTAAATAAAGCTGCTGTGATAGTATCACCATCACTCATTGAACTTTGTCGTGTATAACTATATGCCATTTTTATTGTCTCCCTGAAGGTACGTAATCTATATATAAACCATTAATTGTATAAGGTGAATTTTGATCATCACTAAATATTCTAAAATAATTACTATGTCCACTTCCCTCTACTACTTGTCTTGTTATCGGATCAGAAGCTGCTCCAAATGTATGTGCTGCTGTAGAACCAAATACGGCTGTTCCAAACAACGAAGGCTTATCAATGGATAAACTGTAATCAGAAGGCTGTGGAGTATCTGGATCATCGTAATTATATCTTATTCTTAATTTGGTAGCTACTGTGCCTTCTGGTGTTGCTGAAACTTTAACGTATTTTAAAGTCTTTAATGTTCCTAAATCTCCATAATCTAAATCAGGAGTTTGATACTCAGCTACTATATTAGTATCCGTACCTGATGTATCCAATAAATTATCTCCTGTATCGTGATTAAATACTGCTCCTGCATAATCTCCATGATAGTACTTTTCAACTCCATCAGAATCAAAACCTGAAGTTGCAGCAGCACTTGCATCTATTCCAAAAGTTTCTGACCATTGAAATTGTGTAAATCCTTGTTCGTTTGTTTTAAGTGTACCTATTATTCCTTCTGAAGCATCACCTGTAGAACTTGAACCATAATATAAGCGATATTGAGATTTATCTCGAATAACAATAGTGCTTACATTATAACTCCCTATATTATCTGCAATGTCTTTCATTACAGGTTGAATAGAACGACTGACTGTTCCTAACTCAACGTCACCAATTCTTACTGTACCAGCTAATGTTCTTATTCCATCTGGTGCTAAGAATACTAAGTCACCACCAATTTCTTGAATACTTCTACCATCTAAGCAGCCTATATTCTTAGTAATAGGAACTACTGCAATACTTGCTGTAACATTAATATTTTCTAGTTTCCAAATACTATTTCTACAAAATATTATTAAGTCATCCCTAAAACTTTTAAGTCCTACTACTTGATCATCTAATATAATTGTACCACCACCACTAGCAGTAAAATCATCTATATCATTTGTACCACTATAATGAATACCATTAGGTTCTGTGCTTGAACCACCTACAACTAAATGCTTATCGTGCATTACACAAAACTTTGGATAAACTGAGCCATCAACTGTAATCTCTTTAGCAAAATAAGTTCTATCACTTAATGCTCCACTACCTGTCATTTTGAAGTAAAAAGGTTTTACCCCTGATCCTTCATCAGTAATAATAACTTCTCCATAAGTTGTATCACCTTCAAAAGTTGCGAAGTGTGCTTTACCTTGTGATGTTCTTGCTAATGCACTACGACCTGTAAAGGTACTATAGTTATCTCCACCAGTTGCTACACTATCCCTATTAATCTGTAACCAACTTGTTCCATCTAAACTAAAATAAATATTTGTACTTGAACAAGCTATTACACCATCAGCATAAACATGTAATCCTAATATATCATTATCTGTACTAGGATTAGCTGCACTACTACCACCAAATGCTGAGAAGCCATTAATTCTTCTATAGCCACCTGCTATATCAACTTCAAAGTTTCTTAACCTTGTAGCTGCTCCGGGTCTACGTAAAAGCTCAAAAGAACTAGAACTCTTATCAAGTCCTCCTTCACATGCTAGTGCGTATGGTTGTGATGCCATTATATATGATCCGTTGACATATAGTTAGGTGTAGGATTCATTAATGCAGATCGCATTTGTTTTAATCCCTTTTTATAATCTTCTAAAGCGAAGGCTGCTTGTTGTGGAGCATCTTTAAACTGATGAAAATGATACCTAGCTCGTGCCATTAATACAGGAGTATATACATCTGGAAAAACTGTTGCATCTCCATGAGCATCCAATGCTGTTGGTAAATCCCAAGCAAAGAACCAAACTCGATAAACTTTATCAGGTATGGGACTTACTCCAAATTTTCTAGCATCAGGACTTCGGATAACAAATTTAGGTTCTCCATAAGTTTGAGTATCTGCATCATCTATATTCTCAGATTCTCTTAAATGATCTTTCCACTCTTCAGTAGTAACAAATTTTAAATTTTGACTAGTATAAGGAGAACTTGCTCCACTTACACCAATCGTAGTTAGATAGAAGTTATCCCAATCTACTGAACCATAATCTGCTGTAATACTAGAACTGGAAGCTTTTAATTCATACCAACGAGTTCCTGCTACAGTTTCTACATAGACATTACCATAGAAAGGGTCAGTTGCACCACTTTCTCCTGTAGCTAAGAAAGCCCATTGAGGTTCTGCCATTACTATATCATTGTATGCTCTGTTAATACAATCTTGAGCATGAGCTTGTATACCTACTGCATCACTAAAATTAGACGAAGTTAAAGCAACCTCATTTAATTCTCTTAATAATTCGTTAGTTAAGTTTAGATATGTTGCCATTATTTTCTCTATTAGTTAGGTTTTGCTTTAGACATAGCTTTTTTCGTACAGTATACCCCACCTGTCTTCATACCTTTTCTTTTAGCTTTCTCGTAAGCTGCGTATCCTTTTTTAGTATAAGGATAATGTTTTGCTCCTAGTTTTGGCATGATTTTTTATTTCTCTTAAATTAAAGTTCGAGAGAGTCGGTAAAGACCCTCCCTACTTTAGGATAATCAATAAAGATTACCTTAATACTTGACTACTTTTTGTCAATTACTGTTTGTGCTATAAGAATTAATCAGGTAATACACCTAAATGTAAAAACTCGATTAAATAAGTCACAGTTGTAGCTGCAGTTGCAAGGTCATTTGCTAAAGGTTTTAACCTTGCATAAAGTGTACGAGCTGATGAGCTGTACAAAGTAGCTGCAATAACGATTGCTTCCGAAGTAGCTGGTCCACCATAAACACCTGCAGTTACTCCAGTACCTACAAAGGCATTGGCTGCGTGTCCATGTGAATTTTGAATTATATATAAAGGTACATTAGCTGTCCACGTTACTGCTGATCCACCATCATCTAAGATAGCTTTTTCATCAATAAGCTGACCACCACCTGCTGCAGTTCCTAAATCGAAATCAACATCATCGCCTGAAGCTCCTGCTGTAACAATGTTACCTGCTGGAATTGCGATAAGATTACGAATAATAGTATCTGCTGGTTGTGTAAATGAAACATCATAAGTTGCATCAGCCGTTACTGCAATAGTTCCTGTAGTAGCTGAAGTCCATGAATGAACTGAATTATCAGAAAGTCCACGAACATCTGCTGTTTTTGCTGAGTTTCGCCCTGTATCCCTTATATCTATAACTGGATTTGCCATTTTTTTTATTTCTCCTCTATTTAATTAAAAATAGTTATGTTGTTATTAAAATATAATTTATACTATAAAAGTAAAAGAAAGGGGAGGCTATTACACCTCCCAAATCTATTTGGTTAGTCTATTCCGTAGAATGCACCAACAAGAGCTTCGTCTCTAAGTACTTTCGCACCAAAGACATGAAGACCTCTCACAATATCCCCAAACGATGTTGGGTCTCTCAACACTTCTGTTGATAGAATTGTGTTTGCAGTCGCAGTAGATGATATGTGACCTGCCAAACATTTACCTGCAGCATTAGATGTTGCAGCTATGTTATTTGACTTATACATGTCAAAACCACGAAGTTTTCCACTAGAAACTAAGCCGTTTCTAATCGAACCCTGTCCAGCGTTGTAGTCAACAGACAACAATTTAGAACTAGAACTTCCTAGAACTTCGTAAAAGTCAGGACTAGCAACGAACCATCTACCTTCTTCGGGTACATTCTGGTCGTCTAATAGTCTTGACATTCTACCCATAATGTCTAGAGGATCATGTTCATCAGTTCCAAAACCTATATCTAGATTACCTGTTCCATCAAAAGTTCCAGAAGCTAAATCAGTAGCTGAGTCTGAACCTAACACATGGTTAGGTGATGAAGCAGATAGACCAGAAAACATAGTTACAATTACAGCAGCATCGTAAGCATCTTTCAATGCGTATGCAGCAGAACTTGAAGCAACTTCTTTAAAGTTGACATGTGACATATTTGTTTCAATATCATCTACGATGAATTTAAACGCATTAGCACTATCAACAACTAAAGATGTTTCTTGGTCTGTTAGCCTAGTTTCAGTTGTATCACTATTTCTAGTATACGCTGATACAGAGATAACGGGTTCTTTGATAATCTTTACTGAGTCTCCGAAAGCAGATATTTCACCCGAATAATCGGTATTTGTTATAGCTTCTACTACCGAAGATTTTCGAAAAAAGTTTAAAACCTTTTTAGAATAAACCGAAGGTAAAAAGAAACTATTAGTTTGTCCACTTACGGAGTTAGCAAAGTTAGCATTAGTATCCGTTGAAGGTTCAAAATATTGAGCCATTTGGATATCTCCTTAGTTATAATTTAGTTATTAAACTAAATAGTTTATTTAATGATTCTGCCTTCTTGCATTGCATTTGATATTTCTTCTTCAAATTTATCAAATTCTGCAACACTCATAGCAGCAATCTCTCTTTCAGACCACACTCTTTGTTGGTTTGTATCTACACTAGTTGTTTTAGTGGAGATCATATCAGCAGCAGATTGTGCAGTCTTTTTAGAATTTGACGTAGGTTGTGTAACTTGTTGAACCTCTAATCCGATATCTTTTTTAAATAAATCTAAAGCTCTACTAGCTAAAGTTGCATCATTTGGGTTATTAAAAATCCAATCTTTAATAGACTCTGGTTGCAAATTAGCCCAATCTTGAA